AAGGTGTAGTCTGGCCCGACGCACCTGTACCAGAAGTCTGAGCGATAGGAGAAATGTTAATAGGAGTAGAACCGCCGCCGAGATATTCAGGACGTTGCAAACGAGCATCGGGAGATTGAACACCAAAATGGGCCCTCAGAATTTCAGTATAACGAGTGCCACCACGAGCATCACGCTCGAGCAACTTTTGAATCTGGAAAGATTGACGAAGCTGATTAATAGTAGAAGCTGTCGCTTGACTCAAATCAGCATAAACATTGGGATAAACGGTAGAGCCGATAGTTTGCGAAGCAATACCAACGGCATCAAGCGAAGTAGACCAAGGTGAAGTATAAGTAGCAGTAGACCCACCAGTTTGCTTAAAAGTACCAGTAGTACCAGCAGGAGAGTTATCGGTATTAAGAAGACCAATGCCGTAAACAGGAGCAGAGGAGCCTAGAGGGAGCGTAACAGCTGTGCCACCTTTTTGTGGCCATGGTAACGCCCCAGTGAAATAATCATGACGCTTGCCACGTCGAAGGAGTGTGTAATTAGTAGCGGGGGATGTGTCTGGCCCATCACCTTTATCTTCAGTAACGGAATTTTGAAGGTTTTGATCACGGAACCACTCGTTGTAAATCAAATTATATGCACGTACCGGTAAAGCACTATGCGAGACGGTGTTGCCTGCTGTAACCTGGCCGACAGTAGGAAGGCCGAAATAATCTTGGAGCGATCCAACTGCGTATCCGCCAGCTGGAGACACTTGTTGAGGGATCGAGTATGAAATGCTATCCGAGGGATTTTCTTGCTCACCCATGAACTTGACCCAATTCGTCCAAACGAGACGGTTAGGGACAAAGAAAAAGAACGAATCCAAATGTAGATTATCCATGACCGGGAAAAGAGGCGTAGCCAAGCGGCCAAACATCGTGACGTTGACATTAAACGTATCACCAGGAAGTACCTCCTCACACATAATAGGAACAAGATAACCCGAATCGAACGTTGTTTTCAATGTCTTTTGCATTGAAAAACGACTACGGGGGATATCCGCGCGAGGAACCATCGCGAAATCATGAGTACTGACAGACTTGTTATGAAACATAAAATCTCCGGTTAAAAAAAAGCACCCCCGAAGGGGTGCAATGGTCATTAGGACTGCAAAACATCCTTACCGCGAACAAGCACCAAAGGAGCTTCTTCAGCTACAAATGTACCACTATTATCATCAAATTGACCTAGTAAGTACAAATCAAAATCGTCAGGATGCTTATTAAGCTGATTATCAGCTGCAGAACGGTTGACTTCATCTGTAAAGTCACGAATAGCAACATTACGATGAGGAACAAAGAAAGGACGGTTGAATACATCCGCGGCACGATCTTTTACAGAAACAATGAATTGCAACATTTTATTGACCTTAAATAGTACGTTTTGATTGATTTGAACGAGATAGACTCACATTGTTGCGAGCTATCTTACGGACTGGCAGATTCTCGTACATCGTACGTTCTGCGTCCATGTCGGCTCTCGCCGACGATCGAAACTGCATGTCAAGTGCTAAATCTGACCCTAACTCCTTCAACAAAGTTTTGTAATAACGAGGAACTGGAGCTTTACTGCCTTGAGCAGTTACCACTCCAGCGTGAGGAAAGACATCAGACATAAAGTAATCACTAAACCATGAACCACCAATGCCCTGGCCGCGCATGCGTCCCTTGGACATTAGCATAAATTCAGGATTTGGCAAAACAATTTCTCCTGTTTCAGTATTCGAATACAACGGCATCGGAGATGCGTTGGGCCCCTTAATCTTTTTCAAGATATAACGGGCAATGTATGCTGCAGACTCGAAGTTGAGGGCTCCGATAAGGTGGTTCCCTTGAGGCCAGAGCTTGCTCGCTCGAACACTAGTATAAGTCCTATCACCGCCAGAACGACCAAAAGGCACACGATCAGCGTGCCAATCCACTCCAAACAGTGCAATATGAAAGTGCGGACGCCTTGAAACATCGCCGTATTCTCCTGAGGCTACATAGCGAAATTTATATCCCGCCTTACGCATACGCTTAAAAAACTTTTGCAAGTCAGCCTTGATCAGCTGTCCATGCTGGGGTAAATGTTCGTCGTCATACGTGAGGTTGAGCATACAAGACACCTTGTGCATCTGTTGCTCGTGCGTTATACGGATAGCCCACTCTCGCGAATAAGCTAGCCTGCATTCCACACATTGGCCGCATTTGATGGGACCCTGTGAAGGATGTGTCCAAAGAGAGGTACACATTTAGCCTTATAGACGGATTCCGCCCCTCATAGGAGCTGCGACAATGTTAGCCAGCTGGGTGCGACCCATCTGAGACCGAAAGTGCTTTGCACTATGATGTTTTGAGACGCTGTGACGATGAAGAGGTTTCATAGATGACTCCATTAGAACAGATAACAAAGAAGGTGTCAATGGGCACAGTTACATCAAGTAGGATACTGTGCCCACGCCACCAGGCTTAACAGCTATGACGCTGAGACGTCGGCTTTGGCCGACTGCACAACCTCAGCAGGGACGTCCTTTTGTTTGGCATGAGGAACAGCCAGACCAAGGCGCACCGCCTCCTGAGCGTTGTCGGGATTAGCGAAAAACTCCAAAAATTCCTGCGGGGAATTATGGAATCTCGCTCTTACTTTTGCGTCCATACGCATAAAGTTCTCATCGGCTTGTCGAACTACGTTCATAGCCGTCTGGAAATCAAAAACGCCTTCATAGTCGGCGTATTGCGGCATAGAAGCCGCATTAGGAATATGACCGGTCTTCATAAAACGGTCAACAATATTATTAATATCAGACTCTTCAGCAAATTGCTGTTGAGTCAAAGAAGGATCATCACATGACAAACCAGTCTCATCTGAGACTTTAGACATGTCATAGTTATAAGGGGTACGAAGAAAAACAGACATAAAAAACTCCAGTTAACGGGGACGAACAAGTGCTTTCAGCACCTCGAGTACAGGTCGCAGCTGGTTAGCATCACGACCAAAATTATCAAACTTCTGAGCAGACTCTAAATCAAGACCCTTAAGTTTAGATTCAGTTTCAACTAACGCTTTTTGAGCATCAGCCAAAAATTGTTTAGAACTCATATAAGGTATCTCAGCTTTCAACTTATCAGCAGTAGCTCTATACATATCACCTTGTGAACGTGATGTAAGTCCTTGAGAATAATAAAGATTCTTCTGCTCAATAATAGTATCAGTCAAAGCCTTAATCCGAGCATTGTCGGATTTAAGGTTAGTAGTCTCTTCTTTGACTTTACTAACAGTTTCATTAACAAGTTCACGCTGGGCATCATTTAACTTAGACATAGATTCTTGCGAATCTTTCTGAGCATCTTTTAAGCGTGTATCAGACTCAATTCGTTCACCCTCACGTTGAACGTTATATGCAGAAGCATAATCTCTTGAAGCATTTTCATAAGGATTAGCATACTGATATTGCTGTCCAGTTGGAGAAGTACCAGGACCTTGTGAATATGCAAGCATTGGGTTTAAACCAGCATCTTGCAAATCCTTCACCTGGGTCTGGTATCTAGATGAATACTGTTGAGCAGAAAACTCATTAGCAGATTCAGCTGCTTGTTTACGTGCTTCATTAGCATCGAAACCTCCGCCAATAGATGCACCAAGCATAGCACCAGGCATGCCCCCAAGGGCATACCCGGCAGCGCCACCTAATATACCGAGTATGTTAGCCATAATTAAAAGTGATCAATCAAACCGGGAACAGAATACATCGGCAACGGACGCGCAGCATTAATATTAAAGAACGCATCCAGAAGTAGCTGCTGGCCATTAGCCGCAGCACCGACAGCCAAGTTACGAGCCAAAGGCGGCGTGTCTTGGATGAAAGTAGAGTTAAGAGTGGGAAGAGAAGTAAACTTCTGTGCGTAATGCCAAGGATCAATAGTTCCAGCAGAAGTAGAACGGAAAAGACCAGTAATTTCAGAAGGGTTATAACGATATTCCGCCCAACGCTCTTGATAACCAAATACTTGAGAATCAGTAGAACCACCAGTTACATAAATCTCCTTATTAAGGATCGCTTGTTCACCAAGCATCGCGAAAGCAGGGAAATAATAATCATAACGAGTAGAACGAGACCAGTGACGACGCAAGCCCTGCTGGTAAGTCAGGTCAGCGCGAACACTTACAAGACCAATAACATAACCGTGCTCAACAAATGACTGAGAAAAACCGTGGCCAGGAGCAAGGTAAGTGCCAAAAGCGGCGAGGTTACCCAAAGGTGTAGTCTGGCCCGACGCACCTGTACCAGAAGTCTGAGCGATAGGAGAAATGTTAATAGGAGTAGAACCGCCGCCGAGATATTCAGGACGTTGCAAACGAGCATCGGGAGATTGAACACCAAA